GACAGAAAAAACCGCTCGCTGCCGTCAGGGTCTTTGACTCCAATGATGTCGCCGGTGTCGTCGGAGTAAAGCCACGGCTGGCCCGATTTCATATAGTGCATGGTTAGCCCTTACCGTACATGCGTTCGGCAATGCTCTGGCCCTCTACGCCAAGTTCCATTTGCTCGATCTGCAGGGTGAGGCATGTTTCAGGCTTGCCGCCCTGCATCTGCTCTACACGAAACCCTGTTACGCGAGCAATGGCGCCAACCCGCATAACCTGCCCCACTTGCGGTGCGGCGTCTGGCTGAATGCCTAGCTTTTCCAGATCTTCACCTTCAAGGCGGATCTCGAGGCCCCACGGGTAGCGCGGCTCATCGTGGTGCATTTCCTCCGAGCCAGCGAGCATGGTGCCGCTTTCTTTCTTCATTTCTGGCTTACGCTGCATGTCGATCATTTTACTGTGCTCCCGGCGTGGTGTAGCCGCTAAACATTTGGGTGATGTCAGTAAGGGCGTTGCCGCCGCTGGTGTTGGCTTGGCTCAGGGTTCTGGCCGTGTCGGCACCCTGCTGCACCATGGCGGCCTGTTGCGCCGCAGCCTGCTGCTCTGCGCGCTGCTGGCGGACAATGGCAACCTGCTCGCCTGGCACGATGAGCTTTGGATCTACCCCGAGCATGTCAGCGTATTGATCAGCCCATTCGTCAGCGTCGAACTTGTCGAGCACGTCAGGCTTAAACTGGGCAACAGCGCCGAGATTGGCGATGTAGCGATCCACACTGTTAGTGGCTACCGCTCGCTGAGCTTGGGCCAGCATGGATACAAACTCCACATTCAGCTCGCGACCCTTCAATTCCTCCGGTGGAGGCGGTACAACACCAGCGGTAACCATGCGGTCAAACGTCATTTCAATGAGCGGATCAAGAAGCTCGTTGTGCAGGCGCTCAAGCACCGGCCCGAGCATCAGCAGCTTCTCTTCGTGGCGCTCGGCAACCTCGGTTGCGGTGATCCCGCTGCGAGTGTCGTTGCTCATCATCAGGAACAGGTCGGCGTAGAAGCACGAGCTGATGCGCTCGCGCACGTCCTGAATGTCGCCAAGAAGATGACTCAGATCAAGGTTGACCTCAAAGGCCGTTCTGATGCCTGATGACGGGCCAGCCATGTCAACAAATGACAGTCCACCGGGGAGCGTGTCAACCATGTTCGCCTTGGCGCCGGTGGGCAGCTGGAGCGGTGGTCTGGTCTTGTAGTCGATACCCTGGGCTTTTCGAAGCTGTTCGTGCTGAAGCTGCTTAATATCCCCAAGAGCCTCCATTGCTGGGCTGTTTCCGTAGATGTCACCGCCTACAGCATTCCAGCGTGGGCATAGTGCCGGGAAGCGCAAGAATCCAGACTCACGCAAGAAGCTCCCGTCGTTAGCGCCAATCTCCATATAGACGCTGCGAAAAGGCATGTTTTTGCTGTCTGCCTTGCTTGTGTCGCGCTCGGCTCTTGGCTCAATCAGATGGAGCACCGGCACCCAGGCGTCGAGCTTGCGAGACTGCCACATGTTACGAACGGTCGGAGAGACAGCATCAAGGCCAAACTCCTGCACCAGCGATCCGACGCGCATTTCAAACTCGCGGTAAAGCGTGTTCACTTGGCCGCGATAGTCGGTTGCAATGGCGTACTCGCCAACCGTCAAGGACTGGTTATGGATGACTCGCTCAAAGTCTGGCAGGACGATGTTTGCCGCCGTGCCAAAGGCCCCTAGCTCTTCATAAACAGAGTGCAGGGCGCGATAGGTATTGGAGCGGCTAAACACCATGAGCATTAAGCGCTGCACATCAGAGAGCCACAGCTTTACACCAGCAGACTCGTCAAGTTCAGGATCATTGGTGGTGAGGCGGAACCACGGGCGAGCAGGGCTTGTCATGCCAGCCATGAGGCCAGCGGCCAGTATGCGCAAAGATCGCGTCCCAGTTGAGTCGAGAATGTTATTGTGCCGGCGCTCGCCCTTATTGCGATCACTGGTGACGAACCGGCCGGAGCGAGGCAAGAGGTATTCGCTGATTTCCTTCCAGTGATCAACCCAGCTGGATCGCTCCTGCTGCAAAGCAGACCAGCGCTCTTTTGCTTCCTTTGTCGGGATTTGCCCGGTTGCGATTGGCGTTTCAGCAGACTTGGTCACCATATTACCCGCCCAGGAGAGTTGATTTACCTAAAGTAACGTCACTTTGGCTTACGCCCTGTGGCCCGGTTAGCATGGTTCCAGACTGACCAGATAGCGACGCCTGTTGGTTTGCTGCAAGCATTTTGTTGGTGTCAGCCGTCTTCTGGTTGGCCTTGTTGAACTCCTTATCGGCCTGCTCGGCCTGCTGCTTGGCGGCCTGCTCGGCCTGCTTTGCTGCGTCCTTTTGGGCTGACGCAGCCCTCTCTCCGCTATAGACACTGTATGCCGTACTGGCGACGGCCGCGACGGCTGCAATAACTGGCGCTGCTGGCATGTTATAACTCCTTGCAGTAAACAGATTCTTCGGTGTGATAGCCCTTGACATGCAAGATGCTCTCAAAGGCGCTACCGCCCTTTGCATGCCAGAGCATGCGCTCAGCACCGCGCTCTTTTGCTTCTTCCTCTAGCGCCTTCATCAAGCGAACACCTGCCGAACCTTTGCGGTGTTCAGGGTGAAGGTAAAGCGTGTCGTGCTGGGCAATGATCATGGGGTAGTGCGGGTGCCGGCAGACAAAGGCTGATGCGTACCCGATAAGCTGCTCGCCATCAAATGCCGCATAGGACACCAACCCACCAGCGGCGGCAATGGCGTCATACATGATGCGGTCGGGATCTGGTGCGCGGTCGCTGAATCCTGACTCTGTTTCCTGCCAGTGACCAACGGTGAGAGCGCCGATATGGTCAATCAGCTGGTTGTGGTCGCACTGGCATACTGTGATTGACATAATTGCCCCTTGGTTTTATTGCGCTAATCCTACGCCACTGACGCCAGGATGTGTGCCCTATCTGATGGACGAATAGGGGTCGTATTCCTGTCTTGCTCTTGCTGTGTTCTCGAATCGCTGAGCTTTTGGCGTGACTGGCATGGCGAATGTCAGGGCAAGAGCATCTGCGAGATCAGGAGAACCCGAGTCAGGCAGGCGTTTCTTTATCTCGTCCTTTCCCTCGAGCTGGATTCTTTGCGCGGCATTATAACTGTAGGTCGGCGTGGCCAACTCTAGTTTCAGCGCGTTGTCTCTCGGGATGGAGCCGCCTGATTTGATCCACTCAGCCACCGCAAACCACATTTCAGCGCGCTTGTTCATGAATCGCCGATCCATTGGCGTTCCGCCAAAATTCACCTCAACCACATCATGGCCGAGCTGCCTTAACCTATCAATAACGCCTGCGCCAGCACCAGAGTCAACAAACACAGCGTCCGGCTGCCAATCATCTATCTCTGCGGCAACTCGCGCAGCCAAGTCCATATTGTCTATGCCTCGCCAACTTTTTGGCGTGAACGCAACAAGTCCTTGCCTGCGGAATATGACGCTCCTGTCATCACCAAAGCGAGCCGGATCAACGCCAATTATTTTCGGTGCAAAGTCAACCGTGCCTAGCGGGTACTCCCTGTGTGATGCCGCTTCGGCATCGGTCAGGCTGATAAGCTGATCTTCTGATGCGGCACTAAAATCGCAAAGGTACTCACGAAGAAATGACGCCTCGCTCATGCTATTTCGCAGGCGCTCAACCTCTTCTGGATCTATGGCCTCAGTGTCGTAGACGGTATACCTGGAGCACGCCCAGTCTGGTTTTTGTTCAGCAGAGAAGAACAGTGATGAGAAAAGGTTTATCCCTTTTGGTGTCCCGATAAACCACGCCCACCCCTTGCGGTCAGATAGCGCAGGCTGGATGATTTCATCCCATACCTCTGGTTTGATTTGCGCCACCTCGTCAATGATGGCCCCGTCCAGTCGCACCCCGCGCATGGCATCAGGGTTGTCAGCGCCGAATATGCGGATCATGGCCCCGTTGTGCTGAAACCGAATGAAAAGCTCTGACTCATTGATCTCTATCATTCCGTGAGGAACAAGAGGGGAGACCATTTGTTTCAGTCTGGCCCACGCGATGATCTTGGCCTGCTTTAGGTATGGTGCAACATAGAAATAAAGTGGAAGGTCTGCTTTGCACTTGCATGCTGCGTCGCACAGTTTTTTGAGGGCAAACTCTGTCTTGCCAGCGCGGCGATGCAGGGCCCAAACAGCAAACCTCTTTCCAGCCGCAAGCTCCGCGCACTGGCGCTGCCATTTTCGCATCGGGAAACCGAAGCGAACATTTGTCATTTGGAAGCCTGCTCTGCTGCGTCGTCAAACTCGCTGATGATTTTCAGCTCGTTACTGGTACCACCAGAAAGCTCAACCTTGCTGTTATCTCGATACTTCTCTGGCGCGTGAGACTTCAGCAGGAAGATCGCCAGCGTGTCGCTGTATTTGGTGATGGTTCCGCACTTATTGCCGCCTTGGTAAACCGGTTCTTCGACGCCTTCAAATGCTCGGCGGTGCGCCTCATCCTCAAGGGCGGTGACACCCACTTTCATGGCGTCGTCCCATGCGGCTGCAAAGTCAGGCAGGTCACGGCGCCACTTATAGGCAGTGACACGGGAAATGCCAACTGCGGCACACGCCTTGCCGACCTGGCAGGTCTCGGCCAGTGCAGCACAGAATGCTGTGAGTTTCTCAGGGGTGATCTTGATGTTCATGGTTACCGCCTTTCACGATTACTTTGGGTGTTCACCGGAATGCGTTTGCTGTTTGTCTTTGGCCGGTGCGCCGCACATAGCGGCAAATCTTGTTGATTGCGGAGAGGCTTACCTCGAATTTCACCGCCAGCTTTGCATAGCTAAGCCTGTGAACTTCGTGCAGTTCCCGGATCATCTCCACGTCACTATCTGTGAGCTTCATGTTGCCCAGTAATTTCTCTGGGTCTCTGCAATGCTTATTGGCGTCAACGTTTCTTTTCATGATGGCACCTATGGCAAGATTGATGATCCAGGCTAATTAATCGGCCTGCATTATTGCCATTGTCAACATGATTGACGCTCGTGTCAAATTGCTATATTAAACCGCACTCCGCTTGCCTGCGAAGCACCAACCCTTTGAGCGCTTTACCTCCGCCTTTAACCCACCGCATAAGCTCATATGGCACCTCATCCCACGCGCCGGAGTTGACCCGCTTGCGCAGAGTGCTTGCTCTCAGGTTGCCGGAGCCAAGGTTAAACGCGAAGTCTACCAAGGCGGCCAGCCGCTCTGGCGTGTCAACTCCCGGGCACAGCGTGATGACGGCCGGCAGGTAGACGCGCTCGATGTGCCAGCCTAGCAGGCTTTCCGCTCTCTCTCGGCTTATGGGGTTGTCAGTGAGCTGCACCCTGCGCCCGTCCTCATAGTGGGTTGCGCCATAGCCGATCGTTGGCACCCCGGCCGGACAGATATAAGGGGTCAGGTATAACCCCTCAAACTTCCGGCACAGGATGGCCGCTATTTGCGCTGCCAGCTTGGTGTTCATTTGCCGCGCTTCCCGAGGGTGCGATCAGCAAAAAAGAACCCGAGCACTGCGGCTGTGAGCTCTTGATCCCACGCGCCAAGAGTCCATTCTGCGCGATACAACGACAGCACCCACATGGCAATGGCGATGGTGGCGCACAACGGGCGAATCACACCGTTCCACGCGTCAACCAGCTTGATGCCGGTTGGCTTCATGGCGTTGCTGACGGCTGAGTAAAAGCCCTCCGTATCAAGGAGGCTTAAATCAGCCTCGGCCTGAACGCGAATCTCCTTTACACCCAAGTCAGCTTGCAGCTTGAGTGACTCAAGGTTTCTTGCGTGCTGGGCTGCATCAAGATCACCTTGCAGCTTGAGGCGCTCCATTTCCTGCGAGTGGCTTTGTCTGGCGGTGAGAAGACTGGAAACCTCCCCCCAGATCATGCGAAAAACGGATCCACCAAGGAACGATATGATTGCGCTAATCATCGCTTCACCTCTTTGTTCCACCAGTACATAACAAGGAAGGCCAGAACCCCCATGAGGCCCCAGAACCCCTTTCTCATAAGCTCAAGGCGCAGCTCGCGCCAGAACTCCATGCGAGCCTTTGCCTCCTCAATTAGAGAGGCGTGATACTCTCGATGCCCATCCACGTCAGGCGTCCCATCAGGCTTTGAAGGAAGAGCCCGAATTAGCGACTGAACGGCGGCGGTCTCGTCGTTTAGGTGTTTATTGAGCTGGTCTTGCAGCCGCTCTGTTTGAGCCATGAAGCGGTCTTGCTGTGCAAGGATCACGTTTAGCAGCTCAATGATTGATGTTTCTTCCGGCGTACTCATATCTGGGTTTTGCAATAGCACCTTGGTTTGTTTCATCGCGGAGTCCCCGTGCTAAGCGAGACCCTGCCGCGACAGAGTTCGCGTGATCTAATTATTTTTTAGGCTTCAACGAACCAGTTGCAGGTGATGTCGTTGCAGAAATAGTAGTCTTTCACTCCGATGGTTTCGATGTGCGTCTCACCACCGCAGGCCTCGCAGCGGATCGGTACGGACATGGTTTGGGTGATAGTGGTATCCGGTGACGGATCTTGCAAAAGCTCATTAGCCATGATTAACCTCCGGCCTTGATCGAAGAAATCTCCGCCGCATATTCAGCGCGGCGAGTGTTGTATGCGGCCCGAATTTGCGCCTCTTTGGTGGCCTGTGAAGTGCCATCAGCCAGGTTTGCTGCGCCCATCTGGCTTTTTAGTTTTTCCAGATCTGCCTGGTACACCGATGCGGCATCAGCCAGCTTTTCGGCAGTGGTTTTTACTGGGATAACCCACTCTCCCGATTCGTTGGCGACGTAGTTACCTTCTGGCCGTTCGCTCTGCATCTGCACCCACCCATCAGGGCAGGAGCCGCCGAACTGCTGGGCGCTGTCTCCAGGTTTTGCGTAAATCATAAACACTCCTTAGTCGTCAGCTCGGCGGATGAAAACGCGACACGGAGCTGAAGTAATAAGCCCAGAAACTACAGGATGACCTGTGCCGGTCTGGTTTCCTTGTGCGATCAAACCTGTGCCCCCAGTCTGAACAATCACCCCCTCACCTTGCTTGAATGTGGCCTTAACGCCATACCCAGCATTTGTGTCAGCAAGAGCAAAGCTTGGATCACACCAATTGCCATTAATCTTTATCTCTGCCCAGCAGATGACTGGAACATTATTTCCATATGGATTAGCCAGCACATATCTGGTGTTGTTTGAAATTGATGCTGGCAATGCAGTGCTAACAGTTTCGTGTGGCGCACCAGTGCCAGTGGCGTTGACTAGACAAGTCGACTTTCGCGCCTCAAGTGTAGTCACGCGAGCAGCCAGAGCTACATCACTAGCGGATAGCGCATTCAGCTCTGTCTGGAGCCCGCTTACGCCTGAAATCGGGTGAGCGCTTAGTTTTGCCTCATGACCTGAAATGGCATTTGCAATCGGTCCTGTGTCCAAGTTTGGTAACGCTACGTTGTAGCGAACCAAGATATTTTTTGCGCCTGACACTGAAGGAGCAGCCGGAGCAGTTGTGAACGTAATGGTGGTTCCAGCGTCCCACGTGTAGTCGTGCTCTGGGCGCAGAGTAACACCGGAAACGCTCACGTCCATGTTGTTCACGCTACCTGGTGATGCAGATAACACGAAGCTGACCTGCGATCCGTCACCGGTAAACTGGTCAGCGTTGGTTGTCCCATAGGATGATATGGTCGCCAGCTCCTGAGCGCCAACGTTGCGCAGCTTTTTGGCGGTGGAATCCCAGCCGACAATCTTGTTTGCCTCTGGTATCGGCAGCTCTGTACTGATGTCAGAGTCGGCTGTGATCGGAAGGCGGAATGAGCCTTTGACACCTTGCGCGAGTTGCTGGCAAAAAATGGTCAGGCGATCCAGTGCGTTAGTGATCACCTTGGGGTAAAAGCCGCCCTGATTTGTCAGGTCTGTTGGCTGAAGGTATTGGAGCGAGCTGGATATTACCAGTGTTTTACCAGTTGCAAGAGCGCCGGCTACCAGCGTTACCGACCCTCCAGGCGACGCGTTCTGGTCTGCGTTAAGTGACACCGTGTAACCGGACGTCAACGCCAGCGTTGTTTCCACGCCAGTCGCGTCATCGCGCACCACCACAACCAGATCGGCAGAGCTGAAAACCTTGAACGCAAAAGGGAACGCAGAAGCCGAACCGTTGCCATTGAACGGACCAGCCTTGCGATTCTCTGTGGATATGGTCATAAAACCCCCGTAATTTTCATCATGCTATCACTCATAAGTGTTTCACCTGTGCCCTACTTGCCCTTGCTCTCAGGGCTAGCGGCTCCGGTGACAAGGCCGCGCACCATGTCCGGCGCGCTGGTTGGCTGAACCGTTCTTTGCTCAATGCCAGCCAGGTAGCCAATCGGCCGAGCCGCCACGCTGGCCGGAAGGCCGGTGGTGATGGAGATCAGCGTTGCCACGTCCTTGACGGTGCGCTGCGCGTTACCTTCTCCGATGGAGTTTTTGTAGAGGTCAAGCGGGACGCCGCCCATGCCCTCAATGGCCGATATTGCCGGTGACAGACTGATCCTGTCGTCCATTGGGTTGCCGTTAAATCGAGCCACTGCGCTGTTGATTGCCTGCCCGACAAACGGGACAAATGCCGTTGCGTTGCGCATTGGGCCATAAACCAAAGTCGCCATTAGCCAGTCGTCCAGATATTCACCATCCTTGTCGTCATCACCAGGGCCGCCACGGAACGCTTGAGCAATCAACTCCGCCACAAGTGCCGGCGCGTAGAACCCAAGCAGCGTGATGTAGAGGCCTCGCCCCATCCCCTTGCGCAGCCCCATTTCCTGCGAAACCTTGGCAAACTCAGTTCCAAGCAGGTTGGCCTGCATGTTGAAGTAGCCAATAAACTGCGTGAACAGTCTGGCGTAGGCTGGGCCGGTTTCGATGCGGCTAACATCCTCCGGCATAGTGCTCCCCTGCGTCTGGCGGATTGCAGCGTCAGCGATGCGAACCGCATCACGAGTATCAAAGTTTTGCTCAAGCGCCTCGCTGTAGGCTGCTCGCCAGATGATCGGTCCCATGACGTTATCGACGGCTTGCTGCATGAAATAAGTGTGTCGCTTCGTCCACTCTTGGATCTTCTCAAGCGCAGACGGGTCAAGCAAGATACCTTGGATCTCGCCCATCATTGCGTCGACCTCGTTGCTCATCCGGTTGCGCATGAACACCGATAGCTCTGCAACCTCTTCCGCCGTCTTCTTCGGGTTGCGCAGGTAATCGGCAGTGGACGCCAGCATGCTGGCAGGTTTAACCTTCAGGCCAGCAAGAAGGAACCCCGTTACCTGCTGCGCGGTGTTGCTGACGTTGGCGAACATTGTGGCCATGCTGGTGCGATTCCGCACCGTGTTAAGAAAGCGCATCATCCACCCGGCTCCGGCAACAGGGGTGGTTACCTGCTGGCGAGCGGAGCGATTCAGCCACGGCATGAGCATTCCGCTGATCGCTGCTGAGTCCAGCTTGTTCAGCTGCGAGCCCAGACCCCTAGTGTTAAGCAGCTTGGCGGCGTCGCGTACCGGCATTTCCATGTGGCTGAACAACAACACCTTGTCGATGTGCTGCGGCAGGGTGCGCAGGTCAAGCGTGAGTGGGCGGTTGTACTCAACCCGAGACTTGGTGAATCCCTTGCTGGTGCCTGGGAAGGCGTAGGCCATGCCTTCGTTACCTTCCTCGATCAGCTTTTTCAGCTCATTGTCCTTGACGATGCGGCTATCGGTTTGTGCCGGCACGTATCCGCCACGACGCACCACGCCGAACGGGTCGGTGAATGACTCGGCTGTTACCTCGTCGAAGTATTTGCCATAGGCGTCACGGTGCGCCTTTTGCGCCAGTGGCTTGGCTTGCTCAAGCAGATCCCAGACGTTTTGGGCGAAATCAAAGTGCTCTTTAGTGAGTTTTCCCTCTGCAACCATACGCCGAATGAACGCATCCCAGCGGCTGGTGTCGACCGTGCCGTCAGGGTTTTCTTGCGCCCACCCACGCCCCAGCAAAAGCTTGCGCTTGTTCGACTCGTTGCCGGTGTGCAGGATGGCATGCAGGATTTCATTCATCGCAACGCCGCCAGAATCCTTGCCGAATGTGTAATTCAGCTCCGGCGCCGCAACAAGCCCGCGCTTCATGGTGGGAGCTATGTCGTTAAAGGTCTCGCGGAACTTGCGTAGGTAAGTAACCCGGTCAGCACGGAAGCGGTCAGCTGCCTCCTTGATTGGGGTGAAAATGAAGCGGCGGAACGGGCCGATCTTGGCTTTGCCGTCCATCATATCAACCCACGATTCCACTCGACGCATCACCGCTTTCACCGATGCAATGCGCATGGATAGCTCTTCTGCTGGTGTGACGGCACTTGTTACACCGATCTCATCCTTGCCGGATGTCATTTCCATCAACCGCGACTGCAGTTGCTCGGCGATCTCTTCCCTGTCCATCATGTCGCCGTCGATTTCCATCTGGCGAACCCGCTTGGAGAGGTGCCACAGGCTGGAGATCTCGTCGTTGAGCGCACGCATCTGGTCGACAGTGAGTTGCTTCACGTCGCCATTAGCCACCTCTTGGGCGGCCAGCACGGATGCGCTCAGGGTGTCGTACATGTCTGGATCGTACTGCTTCACCTTGTCCAGATACTCCGCCGCCTTCTTGGCTTTGCCGCCATAGCCATACTCTGCAAGCACGGCACGGGCGGCATAGACAATATCCATGTCTCGGCCCTTGAGCTTGGCATCTGGCTTTGTGGCGATCATCTTGAAGAAGCGGTCAATGCTGACCATCTCTTCCTGTGCGTCAAATGCAGTGCGAGCCAGGTAGTGATTTATAACCTGGTTGCGCTTCTCTGTTGATGCCTTGGCGATGTCACCTTTACGATACGCAGACTCAGAAGCGCGACCCGCTCGCCCTTCAGCGGTGGTGTAGAGCTGTGGGCGCAGGTCTGCAATCTTGATGCGACCAATCAGCTTTCCGGCCAACTCCTTAGCGGCGCTTACTAGCACCTTCTTTTGCCCGGTCATTCTGGCCAGTGCGTTGGCCTCGGTGGCCAGCATGCGCGCACGGGCCTTGTTGTGGATCGCCATGTCTGCGGATTTGGCGATTGCCTCTTGGCTGGACAGCTCTCCATGACGCTCCAGCATCACGCGATCGGTAATGGTTTCGATCTCTTCACTCGGCGGTGTGACCTCTGCTAGCGAGCGGATCAACTCGTCGCCTGACGCATAGCCGTATTTCTCGGCCACCACTTCCGGCGGCAGCCCGTCTTTGCTGGTCATACGACGACGCTTGAGCGCGTCGAATGCTGCTGGCTCTGCGGACTCTCTCAGCGCTTCAAGGTCAAGTTTGCCAAAGCTGGCAGCGTCATCAGCTCCGGCAGGCTTGCCGGTTAGGAAGCTCCACACCTGATAGATGGGCTGCGCCATCACCTGCTTAGCGACCTCTGCGCGGATCTCTTTTCTAGCAGCTGCCGCCTCTTTCTGCAGTCGCTTAATCTCACGGCCACGGGCGTTCTGAATGTACTGCATATCGCGCAGGCCGCGAGCCTGCAGCTCATCAATGGCCTCTGCGCTCGCGTCAACGTCTTGGGTTTGATAGGCGCGGAACTCATCTTCCGTCATGCCGGCTTTCTCGGCTGATTCGAAAATCGGCGTCATGCTGCGCGACTGCTCTGCAAGGGCGATCTGCTCGTTAGTGGCGAGCATGCGATCAAGCACCCCGCGAACCTCCGGCGTCAGCTCAACTTTAAGTCTGGTCAGCTCGAGGTAAACAGATTTGAGCCATGCCGCGAAACGTTGGAACAGCGGCTGAAGCTCGATGCTCGGGGCCTTACCTTCAAACAGGTATTTTTCAAAGCCCTGCGCAAATTTCTCGTGGTGGGCGCGCTGGTCTTCAAAGTCCATTGCGTTCCACGTTTCAAGGTCTTTGACGCCAAACCAGTCAAGCAAGGCTTGAGTATCTGCGGCAAGCTCCTGCTGGCTTACCGTCTGGTCTGCTGCCAGCATCTTGGTTAGGCCGAACTGCTGCTCAAGGAAGAAGTGTCCTGACTCATGCAGGAATGTAGACGGGTCGGCGCTCTTGAGCAGGGTGATCGTGTTGGTCTCAGGGTTGAACATCCCACGGGCTTTTTGTTCAAACGCCTTTTGCTGCTGCACTTGAGGCTGTCCATTGGTCGCCTCCAGCTGCGGTCCTTCTGCCATAGACCCAGCCACGCTAAAGCCGGTGCGGTCGAAAAGCTCCTGCGGAGATACCCCGAGGCGAGCACCCTGCACGGCAAAGAAGTTGCCGATCATGATTGAGTAGGCGTCGTTAACCTCTGGCGAGAACCGGCCAACATCATCCAGCTGTGCCTTGACTAACGATGCGATGGCGTTGCGCTGCTCCTTGAATGCTGCGTCTGCCTCCTGCGCTTTTACAGCCTTCTGCATTTCCTCCTCAAGCTGCTGCTGTTGGTTGTCCATGAACTGCTGCGCCTCGGCGCGGCTGAATCCGTCCGGCTCCGTGCGCAGGTGATCCACCAGCGGTTGGCTTAATTCTGTTGGCGCGATGCGAGCGGAATACTCTTCAACCGGGATGCGGATCACCCCGCCAGTTGCTGCTGCTGCAGGCAGCTGGTCGGCCACCGATGGAGATACAGCGGCAACTTGATCTGCCACCCCTGACTGCATGAGAGCCTGAGCGTCGATGTAGACATCCTGCACCGGGCCATCAGCCTTGGCTTGGGCGACGAATTGTTCAAAGGTGTCAGCGTCACGCTTTGCCAGTTTGCTGGCCTGTGCCGCCTTGGTCATCTGCTCCAGCATGGCGCTTTGAGCCTGAGCGGCCTGTGCCTTGCTCATGGCGTGGCGGTAGTTGCCGGGAACCTCAACAAGCGACGTTGGCAGCTCTGCCAGAGCTTCCATCAGGATGTCGCCAGGGCGGTAATCGCCGGTGATCGCCTGAGCTGTAGCCTCACCAGCAGCACCGCCTCCAGCCTGCACGGCCAGTTCGCCAGCTCCAGCCAGTGCAACTCCGGTTGCCGTGGGTCTTGCCGCTGCCAGCAACTTACCAGCCAATCCAGCCGTGAGCGCGTCGAACGCTGCAATAGGGATACCGCGCTTGAGCGCCTTGTCACGCGCCTTGCCCATCAGCTCAGGATCATTCATGCCACTGGCAAGATCCATTGGGTTGGTCATGTTGATGCCTGAGTCTGACATCACATCACGAACTGTGCTTGCGTACTCAACAGCAAAGCTACCAGTGCCGGCGCCAGCGGCGGTGCCAGCAGGCCCAAACACTGAGCCTCCGCCAGCCAGCAGCAGAGCCGGCGCACTGGCACCCATAGATTGCAGCGCCGTTTCCAGCGTGGCGCGCGGGTTGGACAGTGCAGCCTCGAGCGCATAGCCGAAGGTTTGAGCGCCGCCGATCTCCTGCATGCCGCGCTGAATGTCATCCGGCGTTCCGTATTTCTGAGCCTGCCGCTCAATCTGAGCCTGTTGCACTGCGCGCTGAATGTCAGGAGTGTAAGCAACGCCGCCCTGTTCTGCGGCCATCTTGCGTTGAGCGTTGAGATTGCCAGGCATCAGCTGGTCACCCAGCGCCAGCCCGAACCCGGCAATAGTGGAGTTCCAGCCGGTGGCGATTGGCTGCCAGATGCCTTCGAAGAAGGTGCGGTCTGTCGGCTTGAGCGTGTCCTCTACGCCTTTCAGGTTGTCGAGGTCATCATGGGCCACTTGTGCGTTTTTTTGGTCAGCCATAAACCGAACGGTCGATGGGTATTTAGCGCTCAGGTCTTGGAAGTTGACAGACTGGATCTGAGCCTTGCGCTTGACGTCATCAGGGAACGCTCTGGCTGACTCCACCGGCACTCCGGTTTGCATAGACACACGGCGGAGCTCTGCCTCATAGTCAGGGTTAGAGCTCACGCTCATGGCGTAGGATTGCTGCGCATCACGCGCCGGATCTGTTTGCTGGCCCAGATATGCCTGAACGGCGGAGCGGGTATCGAGTTTGGTGTCGGTCATTGGAGTGCACTCATTTGCCAGTATGCGCCGAGCAAGTCGGCATCAGTCGGGTTATCAATGCCCAACGCTTTGAAGTCTGCTCGCAGCTTATCCTTGATGTCTCCAGGGACGTCGCTCGCACTCATGCCCAGCATGCGGACGTTGCTTGAGTTTAACCACCCTGACAAGCTGACCGATTTGGCAAACAGGCCATCGATGTGGCGCTCGATTTCAGCGTCGGTCATCTTCTTGCCGGTGGCCTGCTGTGCGTTGAGCACGGACTCGCGGACGAACTTTCTCAGAACGCCGATACGAGCGGCATCTGCGCTGCCATCCTTCGGGGTTGGATCTTCGTTGAGCATGCGCAGTCGGTCGTTGAGGACGTTGTTGATCGTGGTGCTGTTGATGTTCGTGGCGCTGGTCTGGTTGTTACCTGTGAGCAGATCGCCGCGCTCTTGGGCAAACTTTTTGAAATCGGCCTCACTGAGCTGGCCGCGCAGCTGGTAGAACTCGTTGTCGGAAAGCCCCTTGAGGTAGTCCGGCTCCGATGCCAGCTTCTGGTACAGTGCCGGGCTGGTCAGATCATCACCCTTGGCGATGCGGCCGCCGAACTCCATCACGGTGCTCACCTTGTCTGGCGGCAGTGATGCTCTGATGGCTGGCGGCAGCTGGCTGAACCGGCCACCATTGGCAACCAACTCACGCATGGCGTTTGCCACAGACTCGTCGTCGCGCTGCTTGACCTCTTTGGTCATCACCTCGAATTGGCGAGCCGCCTCCTCCTTTGCCAGCTTCAGGCGCTGCGGGCTGTCAGTGCCAACCACAGCTTCCACCTGCTTCAGCACCTGATTAAGGGATGGCTTTTCGTACTGGCCGCCGCCAGCGTTATATGCCGCCATGTTCTTGGCGACGTAGTCCTGAGTTTCTTTGGGCAGGTAGGCCAGCCACACGCCGCCCTCTTTGCTGGCTTTGTCCACGGCGTCCTGCGTTGCCTTCGGGCCAGCGTTGTAAGCCGCATATGCCTGCGGCAGGTTGCCGCCGAACGCCTGCAACTGGCGCTGGAAGTAGGCCCGACCAAGCGCCTCGTTATATGCTGCGTCGTTCTTATAACGCTGCTCGTCCCACGGCAGGCCGGCGATCTTGGCTGCCTCCGGTGCAGTTGCTGGCATAACCTGGGCGACGCCGATCGCGCCCTTGCTGCTCGTGAGTGGCTGGCCGGCGGAATCAAACTGGCGACCACCAGACTCCGTGCCGATGGCGATGTTAAAGGCGCGATCCATGTCACTGGTCACGTAACGAGGTGCCACCTGCTGGATCACTCCGCTTGCCGCCACAGTTGCCACTTGCGCGTCGGTCTGCTCGGTTACCACGCCGCGCACTCGCAGGATGTCGTTAGCCTCCATCTGGCCGGAGTATTTATTGAGGTAGGCCTGAGCATACATTGGATTGCCATCCTGCAGCGCCGCCATGATGGCCGTGACGTGGGCGTTGCTGGTGGCCTTTACCGCCTGTGCCTCTGACCACTCAGCTGACTTCCCAAGCAGGCGGCCTTGGTCATACGCTGCGGCCTGAATGGATTTGACTGCTGAATCAACGGCATTCGGATCTCGGTAGTTGAGGCCAATCTCACGAACCTGATTGTTAATGGTTCCCTCGCGCACGCTCAGTGCGTACTCCTGGAACTGGTCTGCCTCGTGCTTTGTGGCCTGAGCCCAGAAGTTGCCGACGAGATCTTGAGTCCTGGAGCGGAACGCCTCGCGCTGCGCGTCATTACCCAGCGTCCCGGCGATGTTGCGCATCTGCTCGCGCAGGTTGTCGGTGTATTCCTCCGCCATCGGCCTGCCGCTTTCGCGCTGCAGGGCGTTAATGCCACGCAGATTCGTGTAGCCGGCGTCCTTGTCATAGGCCAGCTTCATGGCCGACTCTTTGGCCTGATTGATGGCGTCATCAACCCGGATCTGGTTTGCCTGCTGCTGCATGTCTAGCGCGATGCGTCCAAACTGCTGCCCTGCCTGCTGCATGCCCTGTCCGAGCTGCTGCAACTGCTGTCCAGCAATATCCGGCATTTGTGGAGCCGACAGCTGAGCTTGCGGCAATGTGGTCGGAGTGGTTTGGAAATTATCGTATGTTGGCACTTTTGGCATGATTACCACCAGGATGATGATGTTGATGGCTTCGAGGTACTGGACGAGCCGCCGAACCCCGCCGCGCCTTCCTTCTTGAATTGATACCACGACTTGGCAACGTCTCCAGCGCTCCCGAGCAGAGAGCCAAAGGCATAGCCACCCGGACTGATTGCGCTCGCTGCAGCGCGGCTCATAGTGGCTTGGTTTTGCTCGTTGACAGCTTGAGTACGGTACCCCCACGCAGAGCGAGCCGCATTAGCCTTGATTGTGCTGGCGTCAATCTCGCCCATCAGGTCTGTGGATGTGAGCACCTGCGCAGCAGAACCTTCGCCAAGATCGATTCCGTTGGCAGCCATTGCAGTGCGTTGAGTTGATTTGAGTTGGGCGGTTTGCAGCCGGCTCTTTTGTTCCTCACGCTCACCCTGCATCAGAGCTGACTGAGCGCCGAGCTCGGCTATCTTTGCGTTGGTGTCGGCAAGGCTGGATTGCAGCTCGAGATTTGTTTTGCTGGTTCGTGCGCTGTAGTAGCTGCCTACAGTGCTGGATGCTGCTCCTGCGGCCTGTGTGGCTAGCGAAACTGCTGGCATGTATGCGGACATAATCCCCTCCGATGTTATGCGGATAGAGTACCCCGCAGAGGCTTGAAATTGTGCCCTTTATTTTATGGTGTAAGTTTTGTCAATGCCAATAAAAGAAAAGCCCCAACTGGGAGGTCTGGGGCTAAGCGAGCAACAACAAGGGATAGCGGAGATGCTGTGATTATCTCCCTGTCACTAGAGCGCGTCAATAACTAATGCCTGTCGTTACCGATTTCACAGAACAGGTTTGTTGCTATAACGTAATCAATTGGGTAGTTCTTGCCGCAATTGGTGTTTGCTCCTGAGTTCGCGCCGCCAACATCTGATTTGATTACTGAGCCAAGAACGCTCAAGATGGCCCACACAAAAATAACAACTGCAATTAAATGCCAGTCCACCCTCATTTTGATCTACCTCTAACTTGTTATACCTCCAGCGACGAGCCGCTTAGAGGCTCAGCGCTAACCCGGCCTTCTTGAAAATCAACTCACGAGTTCCCTGTCAAAACTGAGTCTGGCTAGCTCAACAGGCATGACGTGCGATCCATAGGCTGCGCTCTCATCGATTGTACCATCTAGGTTTTCCCACTCATAGATGACAGCAGGTAGCGTCTTGCTCTTTCCGTCTCGTGTGACTGTTGCATTCAGACCAAACGCACTAATGCAGCCATCCTCTGCTATCTGTGCCGGCACCCTGGCAGACACGTCATTGATGGTTACGACAACGCTCGCCGGGTAAAGTTGGCCTTCGCTGTGGTCGGCGTAATTTATTCTCAGCGTATCTCTGTTGATGTGTTTCATTGCTCACCCCACAAGCTCTTTCGGCACCTGCACCACATCTCCCAGTTTGGCGGCTACGACTGCGCGGCAGAGTGCCACAAGTAGATCGTTGTGGTATTGAATCGCCAGCTCTCCGCCTGTTTCACTGGGAACCACTGCCATCCACAGGCCTTCAGCTGTATTACTAATCTCTACAGCATACTTAGTCATCGGCCCGCCCTGATCCCAGTAAATGGATGGAGCGAATACGTCTTGTTCATCATTACACACCACGTGACGCATAGGCACTCGTACCGGGAGCCCCTCAACGACAGCTATCGCCCAATCCAGCGCCGCATCGGCCAGTTCTGCTGTCTTTACTTCAACGAATTGGTTCATTCTGCACCCCCATGCTGTTTTGCGTGAGCCTTTTCAGCTTTTTTTTGGCTATCTTATGCCTGATATTCCCTATGCAAAGATAAATTATAGGTAAAGCTATCATGGCGGCCGCAATAAAAACCACTACAGCTTCTGCGCTCATACGCTATCCTTATGCCGATTTTCGGCGGTATCATAAATTGCATATTTTGGCAAACAAAACACTGTTTTACCTGTGCAGTAATGCCCGCAATTTGGACAATCGGCTCCGCTTGCATGATCGGCAACGCAATGAGAAAGCACCCATTTCCTTACCTCGCTAAACCAACCCATCATACCCCACCCCTTATGCCGTCTTGGCTTGGCCCACGCAGCCGGCGAACGGCTGGACGTGGATAGAGGCGTCTACGTAATCGGAGCAGGCATCAATGATGCGGCTATCGTCATCCACCAGCACCAAGCGCCGAACCTCCGTGTAGGCAAGCGCCTGCACAACGTCGCGTTTGTACTCGGCTGCCGGACGGTGATCGTCTTGCGGTCGCATGATTAGCTGGGCTGACAAGATCTTGTTGCATGCCATATGCCCGAGCTGCATAGCCGCGCCAGCCTTGGCTATGGCGATGCGGGTTTGGCGTTCGCAGATCTCGGAGCGGCCAGTAAGGAAGAGGACGTTATGCCCGTGGCGCAGGAACTCAGCCAGCATCATCCACATGTGGCCTATGGGAGTGTCATCCTCACAGGCCAAGTTAAAGGCATCCCACTGCTCAGTAGTGGAGCCGCAACCCACTGGAAGAAGATGTTGGCGGGGGGAGTTGTCAAAAAGCACCCCATCCAGATCGAAAATATACAATGTGTTGTCGTTCACGCTTCCCCCTTGGTAAGGCGTTCCGCTTCGTTGATGATGGCGGCCAGGATAGCCGCCGACTTTGAACCGCAGTGCTGCGCTATGCGCTCAAGTGCGACGCATGCGTTGCTGTTTTTAGCATGACCGCTAAATGCGCCCCTCATGGCTGCCCCATGACGCACCCCACTCGTGGCAGTAATAGCCGTTGTGATGGTTGAATAAGTGCAAATAACGCACCGCGCCACATTCATTTACACACTTAAAAGCAACTATATCTTCTACGCGGTAATCGTAGTCACTTTCAATTGAAAGTGGATGCGTGCCAACGTCAAACCAGAAACCATCAAGCGACAGAGATTTATCTGGAATATTGCTGGTCACCTCCTCCGCCACGAACCATCCGAAGTTCTCGCAGCAGAATTGGTGTGCATCTAAGCCAACAAAATTATCCTGACAGTCGATGAAGTTGATTTTGAAACCGAATTCTTTGATTAACATGTGCTTTTCCTTATTGCTTGTTGTTGCTCATTACTGATTGCCGGTAATTATTACATTGCGCTGTGTTTCAGTCCTCTGCTTCGTCAAGTTCCACCTCCACTTTCGTTGCCGCTGGCGGCGATGCCGTTCTCTATAGTGGGCAGTTGCTATCGAGATAGGCTTTAGCCTGCTCTCTCGTTTTACCGCTGTTACTCATCACGTAATGAATCAGGTTCTCGCGGTATTCCTGCTCAAAAATCGTGTGGTTTTCAGCGTCCGT